TCTCACAGACCGCAAGGAACATAATGAAACGCTCAAAACTACGCAAAAGGAAATCCAGAAAACTGTTCACTCGAACAGCAGTCAAAACCAATCGCAGAAACGTAAAACGCCCCAAAATAATGCGAGGCGGTTACCGCCTATAACCTAGGGAAAAAACATGCCATGCTTAAATCCCATAGATGCATGGCGGACACCCGAAGGGATAGTCTTTAAATCCCCAAAAGGCGCAAGCTCTAAATTAGACCCTCCAATGCAGTTTCCTTGTAGGAACTGCGTCGGCTGCAAGGTCGACAGGTCAAAAGAATGGGCAGTCCGCTGTATGCACGAAGCATCAATGCACAATGACAATATGTTCATAACACTAACTTACGACGAGGAGCATCTACCCGAGGACCGAGGACTGGTCCACGAACACTTTAAAGAGTTCATCAAAAGATATAGAGACCACCTAAACTATGTCACTGGAAAAAAATTAAAATACTACATGTGTGGCGAATACGGAGAACAATTTCTCAGGCCACACTATCACGCAATCATATTCGGACACCGAATGGACGATTGCAAAAAAATGGGCAAATACTGGCACTCTCCAAAGCTAGAAAAACTTTGGGGAAAAGGCTTCGTATCAATCGGTAACGTAACAATGGAAAGCTGTTCCTACGTTGCAAGATACATAATGAAAAAAATCACAGGAGATCAAGCCGAAGATCACTACAAGAGAGAATACCTAGATATCGAAACACAAACCTTCGAAACTACAACAGTCAAGCCGGAATATAATTCAATGTCCCTACGACCCGCCATCGGCAAGGAGTGGTACGAAAAATTCGGCAAAGACATAAAAGACAACGAAATACACATAAACGGCAAAACCTACTACATGCCGAAATATTATCTTCGAATCCTTGAAAAACAGGACCCCGAACGTTATAGAGAGATAACACAACAACGGGAGGAACACGCAAAAAAAAATCCACCAGACAAAAATAAACTCGAAGCCTTACGGCACAAATATAAACATAACTTCAAAAATGAAAGGAAACTAAAATGAAATACTTAGTCTATTCAGTCTACGACGTTGCTACAGAAACGTTCATGCCACCCGTATATGCAAAAACTGAAGCAGAAGCCCTGCGAGGATTCCGAGAAGCAGCTTCAGCACCAGATAACCAGATCGGTAAACATCCAGCGGATTACTCACTATTTCGCATAGGCGAATTCACCGATCACAATGCCGACTTGCGAAGTGAACCGCCAAATTGCATAATTTCAGCACTTGAAGCAAGCAACCCTCCAAAGGAATAAATCATGGCAAACGCTATCCCCTCGGTAACTTCACACACTTTCTCGCAGGTCCCACAGGCAATGATCTCCCGGTCAAGTTTTGACCGGAGTCATGGGTATAAGACAACACTCGATGCGAGTTACCTTGTTCCGATCTACGTCGACGAGGCGTTACCGGGGGATACGTTCTCCTTAAACATGACAGGCTTCGCCCGAATGGCAACCCCAATAAAGCCAATCATGGACAACCTCTACATGGAAACATTCTTCTTCGCAGTTCCAAACAGATTACTCTGGGACTCTTGGGAGTTCTTCATGGGTAATCAGGCATCAATCAATCCCCCAGGTAACGATGTAACGGTACCAATAATCGACCTCGACCCGGGAGACGGAGTCGAAGGTTCACTACTGGATTACATGGGACTTCCAATAAATTCAGACGCGCTCGTTCAATTCTCAGCACTACCGCTGCGGGCCTATAATCTCATTTACAACGAATGGTTTAGAGATGAAAATCTCTGTCCTTTCGCAAATATTCATACTGGCGATACCGACCCTTCGGAAACACACTACCAATACCAGTTGAAAAAACGTGGCAAACGTCACGATTACTTCACCTCATGTCTACCTTGGCCCCAAAAAGGTGAAGAAGTCACAATTCCAACATTAGGCCAAGCAGCCGTTGAAGGTACAGGCGTTCCAAAGTGGACCACTCCAGCTTTCGTCGGGAGCGGTGGCGAAGTCGCACAATATGCTCCAGACGGAAAAACATTCGAACGCTCAGCGGTTACCAATGCAGGTAATCAAATTGCTTGGGGTGGCGAGACAGGATTATCAATTGATCTAACATCAGCCACGGCAGTATCAATCAACGAAATGCGAACAGCGTTTCAACTTCAAAAAATGCTCGAACGTGACGCACGAGGCGGAACACGATATACCGAAGTAATAGCAGCCCACTTCGGCGTAACCTCACCAGACGCTCGATTACAACGCCCTGAATTCTTGGGCGGTGGACGCACTCGGATTAATATCAATCCGGTGCAACAAACATCAGAAACAACAACATCGCCACAAGGCAACCTAGCAGCCTACGGCACAGCATCGCTAATGAATCATGGATTCACAAAATCATTCACAGAACACTGCACACTAATCGGACTAGTAAACGTCCGTGCAGATTTAACCTATCAAGAGGGACTCGACCGCATGTGGCTACGGCGTGGCCGATACGATTTCTTCTGGCCAGCCTTCCAACATGTCGGCGAACAACCAGTCTGGAAAGATGAAATTTACGCATCAGCAGACAACGACAACGAACCCGTATTCGGTTATCAAGAACAATACGCCGAATACCGCTACAAACCCTCAAAAATCACCGGAAAATTCCGTAGTAATTACGGACAATCACTGGACATATGGCACCTGTCTCAGGATTTCGCATCAACTCCAAAACTCAATCAGCAGTTCATCGAAGAAGGTGTACCAATGGATCGCGTTATTGCGATACCAGACGAACCTCACTTTCTGCTCGATTGCTACTTCAAACTACGCACGGCCCGGCCAATGCCTCTTTACGGTGTACCCGGCAACATTGACAGGTTCTAATTATGGACCCCATCACAGTAAGTGCATTAATAGCAGGCGGTTCCTCCCTACTGGGAGGAATCCTTGGCAACTCAGGTTCCAAAAAACAAGCAAAGAAACAAATGGAGTTTCAGGAACGCATGTCAAACACTGCGATAACCCGCAGAATGGCCGATTTAAAAAACGCCGGAATCAATCCAATACTGGCAGGTATGAATCCTGCAAGCAGTCCCGGCGGAGCAATGGCAAACATTAATGACATGATCACCCCAGCTGTAAACTCAGCATTATCAAATCGCCAAATCAATACCCAAATCAGACAAGTGCGAGCACAAACAAACCTCACAAATCAAGAGGGAAAAATTCGACAACTAGAAGCAAACCGCCTCAAAAGTAATCCTGCACTACTCGATGCCAAATATGGCATAGCAGGACAAGTCTCATCAGCAGCAGACACGGCAAAAGCAAAAGGAAAACAAATATACGATGCAATCGAACCGTATCTTTCACCCGTCATCGACACAACAGCTAAAACCGTCAAAGACATGAAAGAAGCAATTGAGGAAATAAACAAAGGTGCGAAACGCAACCCCCCTCAAGAGCAAGACAAAGATAAACCTTTCACAATCCATATTAAGAATGGAAAACTCAGAGAATGAAACCCAGAACATACAACGACAGAAAAGCATACAAGACAGAAGTCGGTGATACAGATCTCACCGAACAGTCGCATGCCGACGGCTGCGACCTTGAGCAAATCATGCGTCGATTTACTCAGCAAGGAATCCTACCTCTGGGAAATACAAGAGGTCAACCAACCTACGGTGATGCGCCCGATCAGGAAGCAGATTATTCTCATATTATGAGAACCGTAGCACTAGCAAAATCACAATTTGAGGAACTACCAATGGAATTAAAGAAAACATACGGAGACGTTCAAACATTCGTCGACAACCTCCACAAGCTCCAGGAGGAGGCCAAAACGGCAGAAACAACTCAGACTGAGGGTTACACCTCAGAAACACAAGCGGACGCGAATAGCGTCCATACAGACGCTTCAAATGGGCCGGAAACGGCGCCAGAAACAGCCCCCGAAGGGGCAAAAAGTGCGGAGTAAATACGTCAAATTTACGCACTTAGCTATTACCCTACTTGATGGTAATAGCCCCAGTGACACAAAAGTGGTAAAGTTCAGGCTCTAACTCTCACAGACCGCAAGGAACATAATGAAACGCTCAAAACTACGCAAAAGGAAATCCAGAAAACTGTTCACCAGAACAGCAGTCAAAACCAACCGCAGAAACGTAAAACGCCCCAAAATAATGCGAGGCGGTTACCGCCTATAACCTAGGGAAAAAACATGCCATGCTT